TTCCCTATCTTTATCTGTTAAACCATATTGTAACATTCATTAATCTCCAGTAGTAGTCTTTATTTTCTTAGCTACTCTTTCTGCTATCTTTTCTGCTTGTTTTGAGTTACCAAATTTACCTAATACTTTTTCAAATTTTGCTTGAACTGCTTCTCTTCTCTCTACTAAATCTTCAGTTTCCTCATCTAAGTTTGGAAATGGTATATCTACTTCATTTTGAACTGCAATTGTATTCTGTAATTGTTTACTCGTTATATCTAATTGTGAGTTTAATATTTCTTGTTCTTCTATTTTATTTTTTAAATCTTTTTTAAGTGAGTTCATTTCAGCTTGTGTTACTGCAGGTTCTTCTACCTCTCTGGGCATAATTTCTAAGAATTGTAAATCATCACCGAAGTGTCTTATAACATCATTTGCTATGGATGCTTTTTGTTCAACCCCAATTCTAACATACTGATATTCTTCTGTTAAAGTTTCACCTGGTTGTTTAGGGTCCTCGTAAGATAATAAAAAACCATTCTCATCTCGTAATGGATTTAACGCATCTAATGCAGAACCACTAATCGCTGCTCTATTTTTTTCTTCTTCGAGTGCTTTTAAATGTTTCTGCTCATCTGCATCTTGAACATTACGATAAAAATCCTTACCCTTTGCTTGTTCGTAAGTTAATGGCATTTTACCTCACCACTTTAAATTCATAATCATCGTCATATATCATTGAAGTTTGATTTGCACCACTACCACTAACAACTTTAATTTCAAACCTATAAAATCTTTCTGGTTGAAATCCATCCATCCATACATTAAAGTAGTTACCACTTGAATCACAACTAACAATTGAACCTGTACTAAATGGTATTATCACATCTTCTGTGTGAGCATCTTTTATTGAATAGTAAGTTCCTTGTTCAATAGTTCTACTACCACTCGGTAGTGTTTTAATTGTTAGTGCTGCAGGTGTAGTTTCAAATCCTCGTGTTGGATATAATTCTCTACCCACTACTCTAAATTTTACTTTTGATTTTTCTTTGTATTCTGGTTTTATATTTTGAAAGTAAACAGTCAACCTATCTAAATCTGTTGAACTCAATTCACTTAAACTACCTGTGTTCCAAGATGAATCATCCCACTCTACTTCTAACTTTGGCGGAAAGATAGTGTGGGTTTCTCTTGAAAAGAATTTCAAATTACCAAGTGGTGTTGAATTTCCCTCTGCAGAACCAGTTGCCGTTGTAGGGTCAAATATAGAATGTGCACTTTGACTGGTTGCTGTATTATTTCTTTTTACGATAAATCCATTGTTTGGAAATACCGAACTTGAATAGATATGATTATTAACTAAATCTGTTACATCCATTCTTATATCTCTTGTCTCGTAAACTAAATCAAATGATGATGAAACATTATATGAACTATCTAAACTTGAAGTGTACCAAGTACCACCTTGTGTAGTACTCCCACTTACCCATTCAGTTCTATCAGTATCGTTATCACGATATTTCCAACTTGCTCCATCACTTAATGGTGGGTCTCTATCAATTGTACCAGTACCACCATTCCAACTTCCACTAATCATATATGTTTCTAAAGTTTGTTCTATTGCAAGTTCGGTTGAAGTTGCATCATATAGATTTAAATAATACTTTGCATCAGCAGGAATAATTCCACTCTGTACTGATGATGATATATAACTATAATCAAATTTTAATAATGCTCTTGATACACTAATTGTAGTACCTGATGAGTTAACATTTTTTGAAACTTCTAATATCTCATCTAAACCTGTATTGATTGATGATGTAATATTACCCTCATAAAGTGTTGCGTCTGTTGTTGGATATTCAAAATAAAACATTAAATGTCTCCTACTACTCTACCCTCGATATCTAAATTCGGGTATTTAAGTTCAAATATACTTGGGTCAAGTGATGAGTAAATAATTCCATCTTTTGTTGCTGATTGTAAATCATATACATGTCCACTATATCCATTCTCGGTTCTCCACTTGTTCTCAACAACAACCATCTGTTTCTGTGGATTATCATCTTCGGGTGGAACTACACTTGCAACACCATCAACTAACGATATTACATAAGCAATATCACTTAAAATAATTGGTTGATTAATTTGCCATTTAGTTATATCGAAATGATTCTTTATTGCATCAATACATTTCAACAACACTTGATTTTTATTGTGTCCTCGTTGTGTAATGATTGAGAATCTACAAGCGATGTTAATCGTGTAACCATCTTTAATATTAATTGCATCTGTTAGTATTCTGTATTGTGATAGATAAACTCTAAGGTTTTGTTTAACTGCATTATTTAATGCAACTAATTTTTTATTTCTATCATAACCCAACACATACATATTCAATGCTAATGGATTTGGTATTATTGTTACATTTTTCTCTTTAACAATTTTACCATCCTTTACAATAGTTTGTGTGTTCTGTTCTAATTGTTCATCTTGTACAATATGTACTTTAGCAATGTTACCATACTTTTGTGGTAAGGAATAAACTCTTGTTACATAATCATCTTTAGTAACTGCTCTATTTTGTGAATTAAAATATGCTAAAGCATTTTGTCTAATTTCTTCAGGTGATTCTCCACCACTTCCACCAGTAGCAGGTTCTTTATTTGTAATACTAATACTATCTTTTGTGTCACCAACTTTATCAGAATCTAATCCCTCTTCATTTAATGTAATAGAAAGACTATCGTTGTTTTTTAATTCACCAGTAAGAATATTATCTTCTATTGCTCCACCATAAGTGTAAGTTACAGTCAATGTAATATTACTTGGTGCTTGTCCAAATGCTTTTGTTTTTAAAAAGTTACTTGGGTCAAATGCTGCATCAAGTTTACTAACACCAGTTCCTAATGATGAACCAACATTATCTGGGTTTGGAACTAATTCTTCATCTGCGTTTGTTGATGTTCCCGCACCAAATCGTAATTCTGATTTACCATCACTTCGTGTATGTGTAGTAAATCTATTTGCAGTTTTAATTAACTTCAACATATAAGGAGCATCTGCTGCATTAGCAGATACATCTGGTGTGGTTGTTGAATTATTTTCGGTTGATGCAAAGACTGTATCTTGTGCTAAGAAAGGAACTTCATACCAAGTATTCCCATCATCATCAACAACACTTAAAATTTGTATTATCTTTTCTTTACTTAAAATAACTTTATCAAACTTAACTCCTGCACCGAATGTAAAATTCTCAGTAGTTTTTGTACCCGATTCTAATAAACATTTTTTAGTTAATGTAAAGTGTGTAGGTGTATCACTATCATATTGTGATATCTTTTCTACTCGTGAATCAAGTGATGAAGATGTTTTAAAATTAACATCATCTAATAATCTAAAGTTTCTTCCTGTCTTAGATGAAAATATACTATCTGCATTTACCATTAATGCGTAATCTAAATCAGGTGATACATCTGTACCATCATCTTCCGCAGGTACTTCAATTGTTATTTCTGAAAGTACTGATGCTGGATGAGATAGTTTTGGTCTGTATCCAAATGATTGTGCAATCTTATAAATATTTTTCTTTTCTTCTGCTGCATGTAATAAAGTTTCACGATATTGTGTATCTATATAAAATGATAATGTATCTCCAACATAACTTGCCATTTCAATAAACATCATTCCAGGTGATGATTCATTAAAATCATTGTATGCTGTAGGATAATATGATTTGGCGTATTCTAAAAGGTTTGCTCTTATGGACGAAAACTCCCTACCAATATATTTAATATCTCTTTTTTCTTTTTTATTACTTAGCCCATAATCTACTTCATTAGCCATTATTATCCTCCTGAGTTAAAATTAAAAGTTATCGTTTCTGGTGAATCTGGGTCATCAATAGTAACGATAAATTCTAAAGTAACTACTACTTGGTTTGGGTTCTTTGTATCTTGTACCACAAACACATTTTGTGCTTTTATATAAGGTAACCATTGTTCTAATGCTTCGTGGATTGCTTCTTCAATCCTATTGTTTAAATCTTCTCCAACTTGTTCAAACATTAATTCTGGTAATCTACTACCAAAATCAGGTTGGCCAAGTCTTTCTCCTCTTTGAGTTAATAAAAGATTTTTTAAATTAGAAAACGCTTGTTCTTTGACTGTTTTAGCTCTTGGAAAAAATCCGACATTATCCCCTTTATAGGTTAGTGGAAAAGTACATCCGAAGAATGAATCTTCATCCTCGTTAATCTGTGTGACAGATGGATTATTACTTAGGTTTACATTATCAAACATTATTATCTTTTACTCTTCATCTTATCGTGTTTCATTAATTTACTATAATCTTTTGTTAAGGCATCTACTACACTATCTGGTACATCTGCTGAAGTAACTCCAGCTTGTTTTAATGTTTGTACCGCTCCAACTTTTCTTGCAGTTTCTTTATCACCACCAAATCCAGCTTCACTATATCCTAATAGTTCTGCTGCCCTACTTGAATCAAAAGTTCCACCACCCATTGTTGGATATTCATCTGTTTCCATATTAGCTGTCTCATTGAGAATACTATTTAAGGATTCATTAGATGTATATTGTT